TCGTCTTTAACGAATGGCATCTCTAACTTGGCAGGCCACTTGGCTTCTTTCTTTTCTTGGTACGCTTTAGACATTTCAAGGAACAACGCCTTGGCTTGGTCTTTGTTCATACGGAATGACATCTCGTATGACGCGCCATCTTCTTTCGGGTCACAAGATACCGAACGGTTCTCGGCATTGTCAAAACGATACGTCTGGTTGATACGTGGGTATTGTGCTTCTACATTGTTTACTAAGTACATGCTCATTCTCCTAAGAATGGTTTGGGTTATGTTCGTACCCATCGGTAATTCCAAAGGGTGACGATCCTACGCTCTGCTCGATAACGAGCAAAGTTATTGCTTCTTTCGTGTCAGGGTGATTCTTAGTCTGACTTACTACGTCTACCTCTTGCTTGCCCAAGGAACGGACTGGCTTGAAGTAAAGTTTTGGTACGGCGCTGTACTCATCGAAGTACATTTTGGTAACGATAGACGCTGCTTGCGTATTATTTTGTGATAACAAACGAACGTATTCTTGCATTGGCATGTTGCCCTTTACAGTTTTACCAAAAATAGAAGTGGCTGGCAACTGAATTTGATAAACTTCATCTAACTTTTCAGCCGGTGCTACTGCTAATCGTTGAGAAAACCTACAAGCCCTACCATTACTTCCAGATGAACCGCGTACATTTTGCTTGCAGTCCATACACCGACGACTCTGTACCTGTTCTTCTGGCACGTCCGCGTCAGGTGTTTGTGTTGTAGACGACCAACACGTTGGTGCTACAGTTTTACTAGGGTCGAAATCTGCGGCGTAGTATGAACGTGATACGGGTGCCGCGTCTAGTAAAACAACCTCCATACTGTTGTCATAAGCAAACGGTTGCCCCATGAAGTTCCCACCCCGCAAGCTGATTCGGCGCATCTAAGCGTCCTCATCCACGCTAAGCCCTAAGTGCGCAAGCGTGTTACCTTTCCAGTCATCGGTAGAGGTTCGGCTTAGCATAGCGTCTTCAACTAAAGGTATCTTAAACCTATAGGTATGGCCTACACTTACGTAGGTGTGCTCAGGTATGTGGCCATTGCGTAGCCACGCTCGAACAGTAGACACAGACACCCTAAAGTGTTTGGCTAACTCTTCTATTGTTGCTAGTTGTTCCATTACTTTTTCCTCACTGATAATGTGTATTCTGAATCCACGTTAAGCCCCATAGGAACTACATCGGGATTTTCTTCTAAGTACTGGCGCATGTTAGTTTGGTTAACACGTTTGTCTAACAGCTCCGGCACTCCCTCTTCTAATATAAACTTGTGCATGGACTCCCAATCGCTAGTCCAGTACCGTGTCTTAGTGCTACGGTAGAACAAGCCCTCGGCGGTACGTACACTTTCAACACCTTGCTCATCACAATATTTAAGTAGTGCGGCTTTCACTGCGTCTAGCTTCTCAGACAATGCTTTGTCTTCTTCTTTGAAGTTGGCCGACAACTCTGACCGCTTGCTACGTATCTTCTGGTACACCCGTACCATCTTGGCCACGTCTAATGGTTCTGACATAACTACCTCCTAGTTAGTGGACGAGTAATATAATGGCATGTAATGCCCTAGTCAAGTAGTTCGTTGTAAAGATCGATCATTTTTGTGTGTACGTCTATTCTATTATCTAATAGTGAGTACACACGTTTTTCTACGGCAGAACCTTGTAACTGGACGACGGTACATTTGTGGTCTTGTCCTGCTCTGTGTACACGTGCGTTGGCTTGGGCGTATGTTTCCAGTGAAGAAGTTGGCCCCCACCATACGACAGTGTTTGCAGCGGTCAGGGTCACACCGTGTGCAGCGGACTGCGGTTGTATGACTAACACCTTGGGGTCGTCGGTCTCTTGAAACCGTTTGAATATCTCAGTACGTTTACTAGCTGGTACATCCCCACGTATAACCTCAGTGGCTATACCGTCATCACGTAGCTTGTCTGTGAGTATGTCAATGACATGTTTGAACGGTACAAACACGAGTATTTTCTTACTCGACTCATCAATTACTTCACGCAGTACTTTGTATCGGTTCTTAATATCAAACTCTAATGTCTCTTTGTCATCGGTGTACACTGCGCCTGCGCTTATCTGTAGTAGCTTGTTCATGGTAACCGCTGCGTTTACTGCGGTAACTTGCTCGCCTGCCACGCGCATAACGAGCTGATCCTTCAAAGCCTCGTAATACTTCTTCTGCTGACTTGTTAACTCGACCTCACGCTTAACGTATACCATTGGCGGTAGGTCTAGGCATTCCTCCTTGGTAAACCGTATCGCAGGTTGTAGTGCGTTGAATACTGTATCAGTAGCTGACTCTTTCGGTGCCCACTTGAATTGCGTAACGCGAACCAATACTTGATCTCGGAACGCACTAAAGAACTTAGGTACTGCTTTGGGGTTAACAAGTTTAGCTAGGCCATACGCATCTACTGGGCTTTGTGCGGCGGGCGTACCCGTCATCAGCCACAGCCACGTGTCTGGTTTAACTACCCTGTTTAGAGTTTTCCAACGGTCGGTCTGCACATTCTTGTAGTGAGTAGCCTCATCTATAATGATACAGTCGAAGCCCCCATCAGCTATGACGTCTTGTACTATCTTCACACCATCGTAGTTAATGATAACGAACTCAGCGCCACCCTCGATTATCTTTCGGCGTTTTGCTTTCGCACCATGCGCCACGTCAACTGTTCGGTGCATAGCAAAGGTAAACAAGTCAGCACGCCACGCGCTATCCATAATTGACAGTGGGCATATAACTAACACGCGGTTGATCTTGCCTTGTCTCATCAAGTAGTCAGCCGCCCATATTGCGCTGGCTGTCTTACCTGTGCCCTGCTCATTGAAACAGAACGCACGGCGGTTCATAGTCAAGAACCCTGCTGTCTTCTTCTGGTGGTCAAACGGTTCGTACTTACCTGTCCACTCATACCTACCCTCAATAGGTGATGGCGCGTTGATCTTCATGTTACGTAAAGCCTTGGCCTCGTCTAGTCCCCAACTAACCGCTACTGTGTTAGGGGCGACTTCCTTACTCCTAGGTATAACCTCGGTGACTTGCTTAGGGTTACGCAGTTTAAGTAGTATGGCTTTGTTATCTAAAATTCTCATCTATAGGTCTAAAAGCGATACGATTGTTTTCATTGGCCCCGCCACCGATTGGTAATCATCTGCACCATGGCCAAAAAAGATTCTAGTAGCGTAGCTCTCGTTGCCATTGCTCCGTTTAATATGCATTGGCTCCATGTATAACACGTTGTCTAAATTTACTAGTATTGTTTTGCGGTCGTCGTATCTCGTTAAAAGTATAAACTTGCTCATGTCTTACCCCCTGATTTATAGTTACGTGCTCGGTTCTTACTACTACTTTCTACCTTGTACCCATCAGCATTCGACCCGCCATTGGCTAGCGACTTGTTGTGCGATATGTCTTTACCTTTACGTTTCTTGTACCCGTGCTTCTTATCGAACGCACGTCTAGCACGCTGTCGTTCCATACGTGCTCTGTGTTCTTTACTACCTACTGGCGCGTTTTTCTGCGGCTTTCGGTCTTTCGGATTCTTGTACGGCATCTGCCTTATCCTCTTTTGGTTTATTAAAGATACGGTCGAACTCTGAATTGAACCGCTCCGTATCTGCTGTTGGTCGTCTTCTACTACCTTTACCCATTACCCTCTCCCGTTATGTGGACACTCTAATACGTCACACCATGCTCGGCACAACCCGCTTGGGTTAGCGTTCCACACGTTGCTATCAGATGCGATCACCATTTGTTTATACTTACCTACATACTTTTCAGTTAACGCCCGCTGGTCGTCAGTGCGTGTGTACCTACTCCTGATAAGGTCTTTAGACACGACAAACAACAGGCCACCTTTCACCACCTCTATTTCTGGGAAGTGTTTCCACACTGCTAAAGCCATAAGCTCTAGCTGTCCCTTGTCTGCGTACCGTGCCGACTTGCCTGTCTTGTAGTCCACAACCCACGCTAACTTCTTGTCATGGTCTACTATAATTAGATCGGCTATACCTCTGAACCATACATCGTCATCTCTGAACCCGCATGGCTCTAGGTTAGCTGTTAGCCCTAGCTCGTACTCGCACAGCTTCTCCCCTTGGATGCGGTTAAGTGCATCGAGTGAAGGTTTACAGTAGTCGTACTTCTTAGGTAGTGGCTTGTTGTCACGTATGTACTCCTCACACGCAAGGTGTACGTCAGTGCCGTAGCGCATAGCGTCAGTTTCTTTCTGCGGATATTCTTTTAATATCTT